CACTTTGATCTGATTTGTATTTTTTGCCGTGTTCAGTCTTCCTGTATTCTTTCCAGTTAACCCATAATTTCAGATATGTATCCGAGGTGAACGGGTGAATAACTTGGGGGGGGGCGGGGGGAGGGGGGGGCTGACTTGAGGGATTTGTTTTTGGTTGATCGGTTGGCTGTTGACCAAACTCCGCGCCTCCTTTCCCTTCCTTTCCCTTCCTTTCCCTTCCTTTCCCTTCCCCTGCGATAAGAGTACTATCAAAAGTCTTTTTATAGTCTATTGAATTAACTGTTTGATATTCAGGTAATTGAGATTCCTTTTCATTAAACTTGTCTATTTTTTGATGCTTAGTAAAATTCAATATCTGTATGCACTTTATTTCTATATCTTCGATAAAACCGACATACCTTTTTATAAAATCGCTCTCATGAAGCTGAATAAGTGCAAAGTCTACATCGCATTCATCGTAAGGCAATATCTCTGCTTTTATCCTTTTTGGCCTATCCTCCAATCTCCCTTCTCGGTCTGCATGGTTCCATAGACCAATGAATAAAAGCCGGTATATGGGATCAAGTTCGGCTAACTGCTCGTTTTTGAAAAACTCGGGTTTAATGGTTCGTATTCTGGCCATGAGTTAAATTAAATAAAAAATCCCCGTTAAGGTTCAGGCCCGCCAGCCGTCACCCCAACAGGGATAAAATGTCTTACAATCAGCAATGGCGGTCGCTGTTAAATTGTTACGCTAAGTTACGAAAAACCATTCACGTGTGCAAATATTTTGTCTCAATTATATCCTATTGTTGCGACCGGATCACGTTTCTTTTACAGCGAAAAAGATACTTGACCAATTAAAAAAACTGGCAACCAAATAGAAGAGTCGGTTAAAGAAGCTGCAAAGAAACCCCTATGTGCATAGAATATCTATACCAAATTTCTTTTTCATAATTCTGGCTTTTTGTTTGAAAACAGCAGTTTTATACCCCTTGGCATCATTCACTACTTCTTTCCCCTGCCAATCTTTATATACAAAATCAGCCACGTAAGTAAGTTTGAACCCCGCCGCTTTATCCTCAACGAGTAGATATCGCACCTGTGTACGCAGCTCTGTTATCTGTCCGGCATGTTCAGCCACTAACAGTGCTTTATACCTCATCATTTCACGGATAGACGGGAATTTCTTCCCGCCGAACTCACACCGCTTGTTTTTGTATTTGGATTGCTTCATATTATGATTTTATCAGAACGGGAGATCATCTATAGCTTCATTACTTGGCGGCGTATAGCTTTGCCCCGCCGCAACGTTCTGAGCCGGGGGTGCCTGCTGCTGGTTATTAAATACAAACTCCTTCCCGCTGCCCAGATACTTTTTATCGGCCTTTGCAATCCGCTCATCCTTTGTCGGTGTCTGATATACCGTATGGTCATTGCCGAACTGGTCTGGCTGCATCTTCTTGTCCACGGTCAGGTTGTAGTATTTTTGCCCGTTCTTGCCCGGTATTATTCGGCTCTTGTCAATTTTCGTTAGGTCAATGCTTATGTTTATCATTATGTTGTTTTTGTGGCGTTATGCCGGTTAAAAAAGTGATGGAGCTTTTTGAAATCTTAGCTTACATAGTTTCATATTCTCTATAGCCTGTTTAAAGTAGGTATCTTTAAGCTCTACACCTACTCCTTTTCGGCCTAAAGATACGGGGCTGTACACTTCACTGCCTACACCCATAAAAGGCGTAAATACGGTTTCTCCGGGGTTGCTGTATAGTTCAACACAACGGTCTATTACATCGAGTTGCAAGGGGTGTACATGCTTTTCATCGTCCTCATCTTTTGCATCACGGAACGGGAGTACGTTGTCTATCCTTATATCATCCCATACAGATGAGGCGTAACGCTGCCAGATGATGTGAGATAGTTTGTTTGTCTTAGGGTCTTGCCATCCTTCATAGTCTTTCTTTAGCTTTTCGTATGTACCGTATGTTTCAGTATGACCCTCTAAAAATGGTCGCTCACCAAAGTATTCGGTAAGACCTACAGGGTGTGTTACCGGAACTTCATTTACCCCGTTTCGCTTGAATATAAGCAGATAATCTGGCATGGCCGTAAAGCACTCTGTACTATCTTCTACTATCAGTTTGTGCATCAGTGACTTTACCATAGTACGCATACGAACTTTTAATGGCTCCTTCCATATGGTTACAGTATTCCGATGCGCAAACCCGTGTTTCTGATGCAGTTTTTTCACCTCATGCGGCAAGTCGTACATGTTACCGTCTTTGCCTATTATGTCAGTGATGTGAACGCAATTGATACGCCCCGGATTTGTGACCCTTGCCATTTCCTTTATAAGAAATTCATATTGCTCAAGGAATTGCTCTTTGCTTGTGCAATTACTAAAGTCGTTATCATGGCTACTGTAATTATACAGACCTCCAAAAGGCGGAGAATATATAGACAGGTCAATAGACTTATCAGGAAGTGTAGGCAGTACGTACATGCAATCTCCTTCATAGATCGCGTAATTGTCGGTTATTATTTGGTTTCTTACAGCCATGATGGTGTTGATATTGATTTATTAAATGGTGATTGTTTTATTTCGTACTTGGCATTAAGGTTAGCATTAAGGCTGTTGAATAATTCATTTGCCTTTGTTGTTTTAACCTCTATAGATTTTAGCACCCTTGATTGACCGTTACTGCTTACCCTGTCTGCAATTACTTCTTTTTGCTGTCCGTACCTCCAAAATCTGCGTATGGCCTGATACCATTTTTCATAGCTGAAATCAGGGAAATATACCGTATGGTTGCAGTGTTGCCAGTTAAGTCCGAATGCGGTTATAGTTGGCTTTGTGACCAGTTTTTTTATTTCTCCATTTGCGAATGCAAGTAGTATCTCTTCTTTTTTGTCGATGTGCATACTACCTGTTATCTGTATCAGCGACTTATCCATCTTGCAAAGCGTTTCAGCCTCCGGGTTATAGTTCACCCAGAAAACTGATGTTTCGTGTTGCGTAGCCAGTGATATAGCTTTTTCGCACCGTTCATTTATTGTGGCTTTTTCTTCAAAAGATATTTCAGAACGGGTACGGGCTATCCTGTTGAATAGTTCTCCTGGTAAAGGCTTCCTGTTAAGTATTACGTGGTCATTAACTACCAATTCAGGCAAAGTAAATCCATCGTCACTAAATCCAAGGTCTGACGGTTTACGCATGGATATACTCCATCCGCTTACCCACTCGAAAAACGCTTTTTTGGCATGACCTTTAAGTATCCATTCTGTTCCTATATGCTGCGGGCTTATCGTATCTTCATTATTGGTGAAGAACTTTGTGAGCATATCCGTGTATCCTAAGTAACCCAATGCCTCGGAGCTGGTACCCAACTCTGTAAAGTCATTAGGCGAGGGTGTAGCGGTGAACAGGTAGCGATATTTTACTTTCTTCAAAAAGGCGGTGATGCGTGTTTTTAGTTCCCCTTTGAAGTTTTTGAGTATGCTACTTTCATCGAGTATTACGCAATCAAAATCGCTTGGGTCAAAGTGCTGTAGCCGTTCGTAATTGGTAACTACTATTTTTGATTTGTACTTTCCATCCTTGCTATACTCGATATCGTCTATCTCGAATTTGGCAGACTCTTTTATAAACTGAAAAGCAACTGCCAAAGGAGTAAGGATAAGAGCGGGCTTGTTGGTATGCCTGATGTAGTTTACCGCCGTGACAAGCTCAATGATAGTTTTCCCGTGTCCTGTATCAAGAAAACATGCCGCCCTGCCTTTTTCTATAGCATAATTAGCCACGTACTTTTGTTGCGGGAATAACTTGTCAGGAATATATAAGGCGGGTATTCCTTGCCGTCCTATGCTGTGCTTTTTTGTTTCTAAAAACTGTTCGTATGTTAGTCCCATAAAATAAGAAATGCCCGTTCTAACTTATCCATCTGGTACACGGAGTTTGTTATTACGGGCAAATGATTTTTAATGCAGTACCAGTGCATTTTAGTTGTGCGAAGTTACGTCATTAATACGGATATTTCAAACCGCTTATTATCTTCCATGTACTTCTTTAGCTGCCCCTTGTTCGCGAATAAAAATTTGTTCTGCTTTACACCGTTAACTATAGTGTGCGCTACGCCTCGGACCGGTGCAAATTTTTTCATACAATCTCTGTTGCAGAAAATAAAGTTACCTTTTGTCCGGCTTATGTGTGCAGGTGTGCGCTCAACTATTTTAAAGCAATTTGCGCATGTCGGGAATAGGAGTATCGGGCTGTCTGCGGTCATCTTTTTTCGGCCATTATGACACCGTTATCGTGTCCGGTAAGGAGAGTGATGGAGTGGGTGCGGTTATCCGTGAACCTGCGCTCTTGCGCCTGTGCATATTCGTTAAGCCACTTACGACACTGTTCGATGCGCTTGTATAGCCGCTCAATATCAGCATCATTTCGCTCAATGATAATTTCTATTACCCGCTCTTCTTTGGGTATGTCGTTGTATGTGCCGTTATGGTCTATCTCTTCGCAGGCCTTGATATACATTTCGCTGATGTTGTCGCCGCCTAACTTATACATTAGCTGCCTTTTCTCCTGCTCCAATAGTTCATTTGGGGTGTTGACCAGGCAGTAGGCCAACCGGAACACCTTAGCCCCTGTGAGCGCCATATATGACTGCCCTTGCCAGTAGTAGAGGTCGTCTATCTCTTCTACGGTCTTTGGAAGGAACGTGTATAGATCCCATGAACTTTTAATGTCCACAATCTCATCGTAAACTATATCCGGCGTACCTTGTATATGGTCATTTGCGAAGTGCTGCTCATTTTTGAAAAACACCTCATCGCGAACCCTGCAATACAAGGTCATACTATCCTCTTCTACTGCCAGACCCTTAGTAATATACCTGTTGTTAATGCCTTTGTGCCTTTTGTATCGAGCGGCTGCATATACGTGTACAAGGTGCTTAATAGTGGTTTCTGATAGGCGTTGCTCGTCTTTGATGGCAGATAGGCGGTTTATCTCTTCGCATACCTTATTGATTTTTGCCAGTTTGTTTATTGCGGTCTTTGTTTCCTTGTTGGTCATGGCATCGTACTTTGCCTGCTCTACAACAAGTAGGTCGCATTGTTCATTGAACAACTGCAAATTACTTTTCCCCTTAGGCTCGGTCATTAAGTGACCCGTGGCGTGACTTCTGAATAAATGGGTATCAAAGTTCATGGTGTTACTTTTTGAAGTTAGCAATAGCATCGCCTACGAGCATTTTGTATTTTTCGGGTACTTTAGCCTGTAGCGCGGTAAGGCGTTCTATAGTGTCGCAGTCCCCTATCATGGTCATAACACGTTCAAGGTCTTTATCTACCGGCGGCGTAGGGTCTGTAATGTCCTGCACTTCTTCTACCGACTGCATACCCATGAGTATATCGGGGGCGTAAACCCTGCCAAAAAAAGCAGCGGAGCGGTACATCATCATTTGTTCCGGCATCGTCTTCCACTTGCTACCCCACCCTTCAGATGCAACCATAGCCATAGTAACAAGTGTGCCTTGTAACTTATCACCTGTTGCTTTATCGGTGGCATAAGCACGACACTGCAACTTATCGCCTGCTCCTGACATGTCGAACCTTAGCGGGCTGAACCTGCCGCAGCTGTTGAGCATGGCAATAATGAAGCTGCCAGCCCAAGACGGCTTACCTTTAACTATGTACAGGTTCTGCATGACCATAAGCGGGCTTATGCCAAGCCTGTGCGACATCTCAAGAGCTACTATGCAGTTTGGAACGCTATTCCTGTACGCTTCAGGCACTATACTGGATGCAGACAATGCGGATGCCTGCCTTTGCGCTAAGGCAAACTGTTCGCTGCCTGAAAACACGTTCTCTGTTTGCTGAACTAATTTAAGTTCGCTGTTCGTTGTTGCTACTTCTGTACTCATTTCTTTATCATTTTTAGGTTAAAAATATTATTCCGTTCTGCCGTAAATACCATCCCTACATGTTCAAGTGTCACCCGTTGTATCTCATCAGCGAGTGGGCATATCTTCATTGAGCGTTGCAGGCGGTAAGACAGCGTTATATCTGCCTGTTGCTGTTCGTAGTGCAGTATCACGCAGTCGATGTCGTTATCGGCAACTGTAGCGAGGTCACATAGTCCGGCGGCGTAGTCCTCTGCATCTGCATTGTACCAGTAGCCACGACCCGTTACGGTCACTTCGGCTACCTTCTTCCCTGCATCCATTATCGGTGCGGTAAATGTTATCGGGCGTTCTTGGCGGGAGAGGGGCATGTTCGTGTTTTTATGCCAGCGGTGCTGACGGTGAGTTAAGTAGTGCGTAGCAGGCGCACCCCTGATGTGATTAGTCTTTTACGAAAATAGTTGTGAATGAAACGGCGCCAATCGCTAATACATACTTTTCGATATTATAAGCCCTCTCAAGTATTTCGGCCATGCTCATGCGCTGGGCGGCGCATTTTCTAAGCTGAATATCTATAAGCCCTTCTACATCCGAATAGAACATCTTCAACTCATTGCTCAGTTCGTTCCTGTTGTTATACTTGAACTCAGCTATAAGCTTAACTGTTGATTTCGTCACTTTCTTATCCTGAAGGTTTAATGTCTGTGTCATGTTCTTTCGTTTTGTTACACAAAGATAGGTAAATAAATCAAACCGCAAATTATTATTTGATTTTTATTCGAGTATTTTTTTGGCTATTTTCCGAGCCTCTTCTATGCCGCCAAGTTTCTTTATCTGGTCTGCCTCGATATAAACCGTTACGGGGTTTTTCTTTTTACCTTCCGGCTTGGGCTTTGCGCCAGCCTTGCCTACGTGGCCTTTGTTGTTTACTCTGTTTCCTACGTTGCTCATGATTTGTTGTTGTTTGTTTATTTAATCAGTACACCCGCCACTGTCGCAAGATGCTCCGCTTTCTCTTAGCATTTCTATAGTGTATGGTGTGTTTATTGCATGCTCTCCTATTTCTGCGTAGGTAGTCCGGCTGCCCAACCACGTGCCCATGCCTTTTGTTTCCTGCTGCGCAAACCAGTTCATTTTATCAGGCTGCGTATTCCACATTATAGCCAGCGTGTCCGGCTTTTTATGAAAACATCCAACGCAATTGCTTATTTCAGGAAATTCTATTTTTCGCTTAGTGTCGAAAAGTGTATCAGCGCCTACGTACTGCTCCCGCCAAAACTCTTTTATTATGCCGCTGGTTATGTTGTCTTTCACTAACGGGAATGTGCAAAATCTATAGTTGAAATCCTCATGGCGTTGCAGCCTATTCCCTTTTGTTGAGCATGATACGGGTATCTTAAAGTGTGTTGGATTGCCGTTCATGAAGTTCTCCATTCGCTCAAATTCATCGTATCTGAACCCTATCCGCATCTTACATTTTTCGCCTATCTCCTGCATCCACCAATAAAATATAGGCTCCAGTTTCATTTCCGTTGTACACCACCGCCTTCCCCATGACGGCAGCCGCTGCTGGTGCCCTAATGCTACTCTGTCTGCTTTCTTGTCGATAAGCGTGTCAAAACTTTTACCCCTTACCCACGTAATCTCTTTACCTAAGAATTGTTCAAGGTCGCGTAGCACTATGAGCGTCTTATCGTCCTCTGCCGTTGCGATAAATTCGCCATATACACTTGCATACTTTTCTAATTTTGCATTTACATACTGCACCAGTGATTTATCTTTCGGTGTACATGCTGGGTCGTCTACGCATACCAGAGAAAATACCTCATAGTCGGCGGGGTACTTAGCAGCGAGATATGAAGATGTTTTACCGCCAGAAATAGAGTTTACGGTTTTCATATAATTTTGATATTGCTATGTTTATTCAATGTTTTTACCGCTGTTCTTTCATCAAGTGTAGCAGCGTACACTTTTTTATTAGAATTGAAAAGGCAGAGCGTGTAATATTCGCCCTGCTTGCTCATTGTTCCTGATGTGAATGTTATCTTGTCCATGCAGCAAAGATACAAAACAATTCCGCAAATCAAAATTTAATTTGAAATATTTTCAAGTCCGCTCATTCTCCTGTCTATCTCCCCCGGCAGTGCGGCAGTGTTCGTTTCGTTGTATACGTAGCTTGGTCGCTTGGTGTCGTAGTAGCGTAGCATGGTCTTGGTGGCGGCGGTACGTGCCAGTTCGTAGGATTTATCGGCCTCAATGTGTAAGTCCTTCATGGAGGCCACATAATCGCTGATTTGCGTGGTGCTTAGCGACAGGCACATAGCGGCCTCTGCGGCATCATTACAGCCTATCATCTGGTCGATGGCTGATAGTTGTATCTGTAGGTTGTATCTGGCCTGCTGTAGTAGTTCGGTGGGTGTCATACTGTAACGATTGAGTAGGTGATAAAAATTGCCAGTAATAGCCGTGAAACAAAGTGCCATCCTGACGGGGCAAAAGACATTTCAGCAAAAGATATAATCAGATATGCTCCTAATGTTACAATTAATACGGCAAAAATGCTGCCTGCTGTTTCTTTTTTCATTTGTGTTTCTTTAGATTGTAAATAATAACCCCGCATATTCCCGCTATGCAGAGCAGAACGCAGCAGGCTATAAGTTCCGGTAGGTGCGTATCCATGCCGACCGGTATCGTGTCGTTAAGGGCGTAGTGTGTTGGGTAGGTCATGTGGTGGGAGTTAGTAGGTGGTTATGTATGGTGCCGGTAACTTCGACATTTACTGCGTTTTCTGTCAGAGTGAACACTTCGCCATAGTTGGGGATATATTCTCTGGTTACCCTGTCATATAGTTCGTTGTCATAAAGAACAATAGAATTTTGTTCCCTATAATCACACCTTGGCTCATTATAAATAATATCCATGATGCCATCAGCAAAAAATGCGCCCTTCTTGTATATGATGACAGCGGTGTATGCATCTTTTGCCGAGTAGAAATACAATGACAGAGTAACCTTATCCCCCTCGCATATCTCCACTCCGTTCTTATCCTTCATCCCCGTGTACTGCCCGACCGTTTCGCCGATAACCTCATACCTGAATAGCGTATCAGCATCGCATATATAGTGCCTGTCAAGGACTTTATCGTAATGGTAGTAGCCGTATATCCACGGATGGAGATTGCCTGTGGACATGCCACGGAATTTAATGGTTCTCATTTGTTGATTTGTTGGTTTTTGCTTCGTACTCTTCAATTATAGCATTCGCGTCATCTGCGCTATATGCTCCTTCCCCGTAGTAGTTCATGGCCTGCCTCAAATGATAATATAAGTCATCCGCTATATCTCTAACAGACCTGTTTTGTTTTTTCTCCTTTTCTGTTTTCATTTCTTTTTGTTTTTAGCTTTATCATTCTTCTTTTTTATCCGTTCCCGTTTCTGCTCCAGCGTTTCCTGTGGCTTAGCGGGCTTTACCCATCCGGCTATTACGCCGAGTGATGTGTAGGTGTCGTAGGTGAATAGTTCTGTATGGCGGATCATGTGGAATGTGGTTTGTCCCTTCCAAAAACCAATATACTAAGCAGTTCGTTTATTTTTGTATAAAACCCATCGCATTCATCTTCGAAGTTTATTTTCCCTGTCGGCTGTATGGGTATGTATTGTTCAAGATATTTGAACGAGTATCTATCTGATGCAATATCTCTCACCTGAATAGACACATCCAAGAATTGCATGTAATTTTTCACATCGCCAACATTCCACATTTCTCCGTTGTCGTCTTTGTACCATAGTTCTACTTCTGGCTCTTCTAATTCGTTATTTATTGATACTTTAATGTCCATTACTGTTTCGGTTTTAAAATCACTAATAATATTGCTCTTGTTCTCCTGTCCCGCAGGTTGTTCAGGAATGACACCGTGAGCTTAGGTGTCCGGCGTGCGTGGCGGCGGCTCATGATAGCAGGTCATTTATTTTAACCATTTGTATAACCAGTACCAGTGCCATAATCCCCCCTAAAATTATATTGAATACTCCACCAGTAGTGTAACATGAGTGGCACACAATACATATCACTATCATTATCGCGACATTCCATATAAATGCTAATAGTAGTTTCATTTTACTTTGTTTTTTGATTTTGAATTGTAAGAGCCTATGCGCAGGCCGGTGTTGGGTTTGAGCGGGTGAAGCTCTCGGTATGTCTTAGGCTTGTCTTTTGGTTGTGGCATGTACGTTATCACATCTGAACTGTCGATGAATATGCCGCGTTCTATTATCTCGGTTACCATTTTGCCTTTTTTCTTTTAGTTTCATATTCACTAATGAACATTCCGGAGAACACGCTGGATATGGCGATAAGCCCAAACCTTCCCTCTGCTGGCCATTCTCTAACATCGAAGGCTAGCGACAGAAATACCCCCGCGAAATAGACCAGTGTTGTTACTAAAAATGCAATTAAGAAGTGTCTCATCTTACCCTATTTTAGCCGAGGTGAGTAATGCGGTGATGTGGTCTTTCTCCGACTGCTGCATAATGGCGCACTGTAGGACATATTCCAGCATCTTCACCATGTCGGGAACGGCCAATGGGTTAATGCCTGCACCGTAGGTCGAATTGACTGCGGTAATAATGGCAATGCCGCTAATATCGCGTCCATCCTGCGAGTAAGTACTGGCTATAAGTGTGTCTGCGGTTTGAACATCGCCGTGGTCGTAGTACCATTCTCCGGCTACCATTCCGTCCTTTATCTGCTTACTCGTTAAGTTGCTCATGTGATCTGTTTTTGAAGGTGTGCGATAAGTGCTTTTATGTTGTCTTGGTCGAGGTAATGGGTATAGGTATAATCCGCTGTTGTTACCTCTACGGGCACTTCATTGTCTGGGTCTTTTTCTAAAAATAAAACTTCGATATATTCTCCTTTGAGTGTTACCATCTTCTTATGCTTTACCTGCGTTAACTAATTTCCTTTGAGTGTTCATGGCGATGGCGTGCTTGTAACTAACTGATGCCATGTGTTCTTCTGTGTACATATCTCTGCCACCACTCGATATCATCCCCTGCATTGCCGCTATTGCTGCTGCGTTGATGAATTCGGTATCTGGGGTGGCAATTGGTGTAATTGTCAGTATATTAAACCCGACAATTTCAAACCCTTCTGACAAGTACCACGGCTCATCGGCAAACTGCAAAAAGCCAAGGTCTAAGCTGTAACAAACGGCTTTATTTTCGCCGAGTGGCATGACTTCCTTGTAGTGAGTGTACTCTTTGCACATTACTTGCATCGCCTCGCTTTGTTCCGGCGTTTCGCACCTTACGGCGATTTTCTTTCCTATTAGGTCTGTTATTTGCATGTTGTTTAGTTTTTTCGCCCAGAAACCCCGCATGGAGCGGGGGGGGTGGTTAGGAAAGTTTGTTTTCGTCGTATTGTTCAAATGTAATAACAACAGCAGACCGTTGCATTTTACCGGACTTGTAGTATTCCCGCCACATATCTGTATTGTCCTCGCCTTCACCTTCAAGTAGGAATACTACATCTGGGTGTTTTTGGCTGAATGCCCGCATATCTTTTTGATGGTCGTACCATTTACACGCATCAGCGGTAAATCCGTTTTTGTCAAATGCGTACTGTGCATTTTCGTTCTCATCCCTGAATTGTTCTATCAGGTTATCCGTATCGTTGCCGCTAATTATAGATAGCGTGTGGCATGTGTAGTATCCCATTTTTCCCGTTTTGTTTCGACAAAAGTAATACAGGGGATTGGAACTACAAAATTTATTTTATTTTTTATTTGCAATTTGGTTTTTCGGATTTAATTAGTACATTTGCTGAAACAAACGATAAACAATGGCTAAAGAGAGCAGTTTTACAAAGTGGGCGCAGGTAGCAAAAAAAGTAGGGATAGACAACACCGCAATGCACAATTTCAAGACGGGCGCATATGGTAGGTTGTCGCCGACCGAGATTAGTAAAGTGCGCAAGGCTATCCAATTAGGGCATGCCGCTGATATTGCCCTACTTGATGCAGCGGTAAAATTTCATACACCTAAAACCGACACTACAGCATGCGCACAGTAAAACAGTGGCTTGAAAGTATAGCCGATGAGAAAGTGAGGCGCAAAGCCATAGGTTACACATCGAGGTTAAGCGGGGACAGGGAGAAATCCAGCCTATACTTTTCGATAGTAAATGCCTTTTTTTGGGACGACACAGAAGAAGGGCATAAATATTGGCAGCGCATCGCTAATGATGCTCGTTCCGGCACCCTTAAAACCATCGAACCATGATAGATCCAAAAGAACTTATGATCAATAACTATGTGTCAAGTATCTGCCACAAGGGGCTAATAACACAGGTTAAATCGCTAACGCCTACAGTCATATCATTATGGTGTAACCCATTTGCAAACTACAAGCCGGAAGAAATAGACCCCATCCCCCTCACCCCTGAGATACTGGATAAGTGCGGGTTGTGAAGCATAGTGATGGTAGTTGGCAGTACCATTGTCTTGAAGCATCGGTTCTAAGCCTGTCGGATGGTAAGTATGCAGCATTTGGACATTATGACAGCTATACTGGCGGCGATTGTTGGTGTACTACACAGTGGACTGTGGCCTATCCTGCATCGCTTCATATCCTGCAGAACCTAATTTACGCCATCACCGGCTCACATTTAAACGTTGACTTATGACACCAATACAAAAAGCGATAGCGCAGATAGAGGCTGATGTAAAATTTAGCCTAAACGATACAGGTGCTTACTCCATGGGCAAGCGTGACGCATGGCTTTTAACGGCTCATCGGTTACGTAAACTGCTGCCGGAAGAAGAGAAGTTTGCGGAGAGTGCGCATAACACAGGCAAGTATTACGGATGGAATGACCCGGAAAGAAAAACATTCCCCGACTATTACTCACAATTCAAAACACAGAACGATGACAAAGAGAAAAACCCCACCTTCATTTAACAGGGATACTGATTATTTATTCAATAAAGATACCGGGGATCGGATACGTGAATATGAGGCGCAAGGCCTTACTATAATTCAATGCGATAATATACATAAGTGGATTAGAAAGAATTTCGGAAATGCATCCGAATGCACTCATTGCAAAACAACAACATCAAAAAGGTATGAATGGGCTTTAATCCATGGGAAAAAATACGAAAGAAATATAGATAATTTCATGCCGCTTTGCTCTAAATGTCATAGAAATTATGATAAAACGCCCCTAAGCCAAGTTACCCTTTTAAGGCATATTGCGGCCAACAAAGTGCCAAGAGAGAAGTTTTTTGAAAAGATTCGGAAGGGATGCACCCTAAAAAAGGGGGATATATTTTTATCTTTTAAATCAATTAGGGAGTGTTGCAATTTTTTTGGATTTAAAAGGCAGGGCGGACTTTTCAAGAAAGACAAATCTTTTTATAAAGGCTATTTATTCGAACGATTATGAAAACAGCAGAACAGAAGGTTAAAGCGAAGTGGCCGGATGCGGTAGTTGATCACTGGCCTGTAAAAACTGCAGGAGTGACTAAAATGTACTGGCCTTGTAAATATTGCATTAATGCAAATCCAAAAGGTAAGTATAATGACATTAGCGGAATGCACGACACCGAACAGGCCGCATGGTCAAACGCAGCTAAATCCATAGAAGATGAGCAAAACTAAACTTACGCCCAATCAGGCTGACATGGTACGGAAGATGCGGGGTGGATGTTCTGATTTCAGAAAAACCAACTCGCACATAGGGGTATATACTTTTTGTAAAGGCAGGGGCCACATCAACACAGCCACAGCCAACGCACTAATCAACAAAGGCATGGTAACGCAGCAAAATGGCGTGTACCGATTGAGTGATGAGGGTAAAAATGTGGAGATATGAGCAGCGACGCATCCATCGACACGATAGCCCCTGTAGCCCTGAAGGTAATGGGGGAGTTGGACAACATAGGAGATATTGAATCCTATTCTGCAAGTAAGGATATCGAAAAATCAGCCGCCACCTTCGACCCGCTACAGATATTCGAGGCGGTGTATAATGGGATAACCCTTTTAAATCAACAGAAATGACACCACAAGAACTACTAACGCCACGCTATAAGTGCATAGCAGACTACCCAGATAACACCCGCCAAGTAGGCGACATAATTGTTGTAGAGCAAAAAGAAAGGTCAGATGAATGGTATAACCAGCATCTATCGTTTTTCAACAGATACCCGCACCTATTCCAGCCCTTGCAGTGGTGGGAGTACAGGGAGCTGAAGGATATGCCGGAGTATGTGAGCGGGCATAGTAAAATAATAGATATCAACAAGGAAAAAGTCATACATGCTAAGTGGAGGTTGCGCCACGGACAACTTCAAGTACTTAACATGGAATTTGAGCATCAAAGGGATTGGTTTTCTGTTGATAGTTACACGCTCACCCCCGCCACTCAATCCGAATACGAAACTTATATAAACAGCAAGAAATGACAACATACGAAAAAGAACTACGCAAGCTGGCCGAAGAAATGGCGGCAGAGGAGCATAATAAAGGCTATAGGTCAGCCATGTATGACCGAGACTGGCCGGCATGGGTAGACGCAATGAAAGAGCGGCGCATGGATAAAATTGTTGAGGTAGAAATCAATAAGCACTTACCACTTGCCGCCATTGCGCTCCGGTATGCAGCGGGTAAGGTCAGGGAAACGCATAGCGACCTATGGTGCGGTGACCCCGCACGCACATCAGCCGATTACATTCATTCACTAGGACTAACGCCTGCCATATGACAACGATAATCACCAACGGCCAAGAATGGCTTTTTGTGGAAGTGCCGGAAGGGAGCTTCAATTACGAGGTGTTAATGCAAAACTCAGGGGATGCCCGCCTATTTTGGGATAAAAAAGAAAATGGATATGTAATATTAGATGATTACGATGAAGGGATAGACCTACCATCTGGCTCATACACCATACACGCCATATCCGACACCATCACGGAGGAACAGGCGGCAGAGGTGGTAGGCATGAGAATAATACATGTTTTAAAATCAGGGTTGCCGCTCCCGGCAGATGAGCCATGTGCTTATAGTGGCTGTCCAAGTAAATGTACAACTCGCCATTGGGCAATGCTATATGAGGGCGAATATAGTGATGATGTTATAGGTGCAGGTATGCCTGTCTGTGCTTTACATTCAGAAGATTCGCTAGACGCGTTCCAATCCCTTCTCCGTTCCCACAACCTCACTGCAAGGTATGCAGTATTGAAACGTATATGAAACGAACAATCGAAAGTATCAAAGAAAAAGAGGTAGTACACTGCAAGACCGAAGCCGAGGCGGTAGCATTTTGTAAGATGATGCACGAGGCGGGTTTGAAGTGGCTTGATGGGGATAGTTACGTACGAACATCAGAGTTTGATAAGCGCAAGGAGTGTACGTGTTATTCTCCTAAAAGTGGAGCATACGTTTCTATTTCATTCGCTACCGAGAGTGGCTACACCATCACCCCCGCTACTGACTTTATCCCCGACACGACCGAGCAGGTAAAGCCCGAACATGTAAAACATCCGGCGCATTACAACACCGGCAAGATAGAGGTGGGCGAATTTATCCAAGACCAAGACCTTAATTTTTATTCAGGCAATGCGGTTAAGTACATCTGCCGGGCTGGTAAGAAACCGGGCAATAGCGAGGTGCAGGACTTGAAAAAGGGGATACAGTGTATGTTGAACAGGGTAGAGTATTTAGAACGTAACCAAAAATAACAGAAAAATGAAAAAAATCTACATCAGCGGCAAGATAGGAAATCTGCCCATCGAAGAGGCGAAAGCCAAGTTTCAAAAACAAGCCGACATTATAAGGGCGGCAGGACACCAACCTATGAACCCGTTTGATAACGGCGTAGTGTGTCCGCCAGATATGCCAATTGCAGAACAGTGGAACATGCACATGAGGGCTGATATTATTATGCTCATGGAGTGCGATGAATGCCACATGCTGCCATGCTGGGTAACAAGTAAGGGCGCAGGTATTGAGCGTGAAATAGCGGCATCTATCGGTATTCCTGTAATCTATTTGTAAAGTAAACTAACCGTTACCGGAACGAAACCGGAGAAATATATGGAACTCAAAATCGATATTAAGGAAAGAGAATTATGGGCAAGCAAAGATAATAGCACTTGCCTGCAGAAAGCATTGCCAGAAGAGCCAGTATTTGTGTTGTTGGCTCGGGATGCCACATCGGCTAAGACCGTCGTTCACTGGATAGGCGATAATTTACACAGGAATGAAAACGAGCTCCGTGATGCATTTGAATGCGCTATGGCAATGAAATCATACAGGGAACGAATTAAAAAAGCATAGTCATGAAAATCCAAATAATCAACAAGTCGAAACACCCGAACCCATCGTATCAGACAGCAGGGGCTGCCGCTGTGGATCTAACGGCGAATTTATACGGTGACATAGATATGCTGCCGCATTGCATGGCTATAATCAATACGGGGCTGTATCTCTCCATTCCTTGCGGGTATGAGGCTCAAATACGCCCAAGAAGCGGACTTGCTTACAAGGGTATTACAGTAATGAATTCGCCGGGGACCATAGACAGCGACTACCGAGGGGAAATTAAGGTATTGCTGATAAACCACACATCACAAAAATACACTGTTCACAACGGCGACCGTATCGCTCAGATGGTCTTCGCAAAGTGCGAACGGGCTGAATTTGAGGCTGTGGAGGTGCTGACGGACACCGAGCGGGGGAATGGTGGATTTGGGAGTACGGGGAAGTGAGTAAGTCGGCAATTCCGACATAGTGATAATCATTAAACAAAACAACATGAATGCGCAATTAGAGTTATCTAGCAAGCAACTAAAAGATATCGGATTTCAGGCGAAGGGAAGAGATAAACGCCGCTGGTACAAAATAGACGTATCGGAAGATTGCATTATCTACTACAACAAGCATAGTTATTTATCCGACTACAAATGGTATCTGCGAACAGGATTAATGGGGGCGCATCACCACTCACACTTAGACATAAATACCGCACCGCAACTATTCGCGCTTTTGCAAATATTCAAAGTAAAATTCAACCTCATACTGATATGAACAAACTAACTAAAGAACAGATAGCGAGGGTATTCGCATTGTATATGGGATGCCACGTTAAGTTTACCACAAACAAAGGGCATACCCATATAGCTGCGATTGGTGCATTAGCGAGCGATGCCGTGCAGTCTGCCGACTATATAGATTGGTATTTGCTTGAACAATGCCAGCTCATCCTCACCCCTCTATCCTCGCTGACGGACGAACACGCTGTTGAGGTGGCGAAGTGGTGCGACAATGGATTTCGGGCAGCGAAAGATGTTGCAATTAAGAGATCCAAGGAAACCATATACCTAACAACTGGCCAATGTGACGATGTATCGTGTATTAGGATTTACAGGAATTTCTTTAAGGTTGAAAGAATACATGAGGATAATGAATGCAATAACATAACTAATACAACCTGTAATCGCATTATCGACCTACTCCGATCATACAACTACGCTCTGCCGTATATGGGTATAGACCTCTACGAAGCAGGCATAGCAATTGAACCGATTAACTAACCGTCCCGCCGATGAGGTGGGCCATAAAATGAAAGAAATATGGACAAAAAAGAGTTTTTATCAGAAGGGTCAGACTACCTGTTATCATTGACAAAAATAACAGGTAGTAAGATAAAGGACATTACAGGCTATGTAAGCCATAAATATGGCGACCCTGTATTTAAAGCTATCTATTTGATTTTCGAAGATGGTACGACCGCAGATTTTGAAGGTGAACACCTAAGTAACACGGATGCGAACAACTTAAATGATGAGTTCTTGTCTGGTATTTCTGACTAAAAAACACATAAGGCGTATCATCCGATACGCCTTATTCTATAGACCCCGCCGTAAGCCCACAGGGTGCAGGGTATGCTTAATAAATCCGAGCAGCCCCGCATCATGTATAGTCCTGCGTTTCAGCCGAACCACTGCGTACCCGTCACGTGACCCATCCGTATTGCTGTTACCTTCAATTGTTACCATCGTCCCTTTTGGTAGTACGCTCTCCACAAAACCCGTATGCCCCTTGCCGTGGCCGTGGTCATAGATGAACTGATAGCCTGGTAGAACGTTCTCCGGTGTTGCGTCCTTAGCGAGTAGCTTGTTCGGACTATTGCGCCAACATTCAAGACAGCCGCCGGTGCGATGCGACTTGACCCCACCCTCTTTGAGTACACGGTACACGAACGCCTGACACCATGCGGCGGGGAACGCTATCCCGACCGATGCGAGGCACGTCTGCACGAATGCGCCCCAATTGCTGCCCCGTGGTACTTCCTCTTTGCCGATGTATGATTGTGCGATTTGTAGGTGGTTCATGTGGTTGTTTTATTAGCCGCAGCAGCATAACCGCTGCCACCCGTAGGCGTTACTTTATACTCTGACTTATTGGCGTTGAATACTTTTTGGGTTACGGATAGGTAGTCAGAAGGGTCGCCGAGGCTTACACCGTCCATATGAGCGACAAGGTTTGAGGCGAACTGCATAGCAGTGTATTTGCGCTTGTCGGGGTCTGTTCCGGCCTGTTCAAATAGTGCTATGAATTTCTGTAGTAATGCCTCTATAGCGTACTTTAGCGCATCGTCCTGTTGCCCGGGTATGAGTATGTTCAACGCCGTTACAGGGGCTGACTGTAGTATTTTCAGAGCAGATGTAGACACGGCTAATGCCTTACGTGCGAGCCTACGAAGGTCGCCGTGTATGATGCCGAATTTGAGTAGGAACTTCTTCATTATCGTATAATTGAGTAGATGACCGCCATAGCGAAGCACCCGCATAAGAGTACCAGTACGGCGAATTTAGATGTGTTCGGTGGTGTGTGTTCCATTGTTGCGAAGATAATAAAAAAGCCCGTACATTTCTGTACAGGCTTTTTTATCAATTCCAAGGCCGCTTAAATTCCGCGAACAATATCATCAATTCTTTCCTTCTCGGTGTCATTGGTATTGGTGGGGAATCCTTCATTTTAGGCATCCTACTTACATATTCAGCCCCGCACCTTGAACATGGCGGGACTTCCAAATCAATTGTTTCTTTGTTTAGCACGGCCTTGCTCCAATCATGCACATGCCCCTTAAATAGACAAAGTATGTGGTCTATTATGGTGGGGTATTTAGCTTTTCTAATGTATGTCGTAGTGTCTACTATCTCTCTTTTCATAGCTAATTCATGTGAAATTCAGGCTCTCTTACATCAAGGCAATCGAAATTATTCATACCGTAAATTGCAAGCAGTTCGGCATCGGCTTTATCTCTCGCCTCTTCGCTATTAACCGCCCACACCGTAACGTCCCTGTATTGCATGTCAGGTAGGCCAATGTATGTTGCCACGTATGTTCTTGTTAGTCCCATTATGCGGGAGTATTTTCGTCTATATCATACCCACCTATCGACGGAAGTTTAAGCCCCCCGCCCACCTATCGATGATAGGATGATGGTTATTTCTTTAGCAACCACCTCAATTGGCAGGCTTTCCATCGCTACCCTACTGAGTTTACGGGAAGCGTCTATTGTTTTTCCCGTATTTTTTTCCCACCATACACTTTCGGCATCATAGCACATAGTGATGTCTGCCCCATTTTTTGAAAGACAAATAGCCGCATTTATGCCCATGATCTGGTTGATACTCTCTATTTTAGATATTACCCCAGTTTTCTTAACAGGAGATATTTCAAGCCCATAAGATAGTTGACTACCCGCTCTGTTTGCGTCAAAGTTAACAGAGCAAAAACCGCTACCGCCACCCATAGCATTGAAGAACTGCTCACATAGTTGGTCTCTTACATCATCGGAAGGAACAACATTAAATTTAATTACGGGATCATTTCCAGTCCCCAATGCGACCTTTAAAGAGCTTTTCATTTCTTATTTATTTATAGACTGCCGGAATTGGTCAAATCATATGGCTAAGGTAGTAAGTAATTCTTACAAACTGAAATTTTCGTACCTTTACTCACTCATAACTCTGTGTTGTCTTCCATCCCCTTAAACCTGCTGCGGCTAACAGCAGGTTTTTTCGTACCTTCACCCCATCAGCCTTGCATGCCTCTCGATGAAGCACACTTGCGGGGCTTTTTTATTTGCGGATTGTTCGTATATTTGTAGCCCGCAGGGTAGCGGTAAAAACTTCGAACGATGGAATTTGCAAAGTTATTTAAGGTGTCAGATATACACCAGTTACTATATACGTTAGACATAGACGATATAGAAGAAACATATGCAGTTACGGTAAGGTGTGATAACGACGGTATAAAAGTAGAGGCCACGATTACCGGGAAAACAAAGGAGAGTGCTACAGCTTTGTTTGAAGGAACAGGGCAAGAACAGGCCGATAAAATGTATTCTTCATTATTGCAACAATTCGTTTCGTAGTTTGTCGAAGTTCTACGACAACAAAAGCCCGCCAGTCTAACTGTGCGGGCTTTCTTGTGCATGTTCAAATTACATACAATAATATCAATTAAAAAGTTACACTTAAAGCCTGTTAAAAATTGGTTAACTACTTACATTCCTCGTTCAATACATTCGCCTTTGTTTCCTTGCTCATCAGGTCAGGGTCGGTAGTTGTTGATGCAGCACCTAACCCCAATGCCGAGAACGCCGCACCCGCTACGACACATACGCTGTTGATGTTAGCCCATACAGGCTGCGTGGCGGGCAGAACGTCACACTGATATACTACGATGTAGCCTGCCATAAACGCCGCTACAATACCGCATATACGGGCTACAATAGCGTAGCCTTTCGGCGACCGGCTACGGAACCGGGCAATTATCATTTGCAGGGTCGATAGCTGCGTGGGGTTGAGTTGTTTCATATACCTACTTATTTTTAGTGAACACCCCGTAAATACTATCCAATACCGGCTTCCAGTTGAGCGTAGCAATGTACATCAGTATCTTATCGCTGCATAGCGTGGCTATAGGCACTATATATGGGGCATACGGCTTGTAATGATACTCACACCACATGGATGCGAGAAAACCGATAAAGCAAGCGACACCCGTAGCACCTATTATGTACCAGATGGAAATCTTTTTCCTCTTCACGATATCAAAGCTGAATTTCCCCATAACTCCTATCATTACATAGAAAATATAAGACCACCACTTAGTCAGGAATGTTAATGTTTCTTCTTTAATATCGTGCATCTTCTGATGGTGCATATAGTTATCAATACTGCGAATGCCAATTCATTGAGTTGCAATCTTGTAGGGTCGAAAAACATCTCATCCAGCAAGTTACTAATTATCAGCCAAAGTGTAATTTCAAATGTTATCTTATTGCGGGGGAATAAATGGGCAAGTATCAGGAACAAAAACGATGCCGATTGCCCCGTATAGTACCACCATCTACCCACATCAGAATACCTACCGCCATCCATTAATGAACCCGTGCCGATATCTATGATACGCGGCACGGTATTCAGTAAAATTGATAGCAGGCATAATATGCTATACATTATCTGTCGTTGGGTCTGCCGCCCACGAAATCAACCGCCTTAACGGTATATACGGCCGACTGCGCCCCGCTTATGGTTAACGTCTGGTCAGTGAACGTTGGCAGGTTCGTACATAGGTATAAATTGCCCCTTTTGCTTTTCTCTATCCAGTAGTCACCGGAATTATTACAGGCGAATGTAGAGGCCAATACGGGTGTCCCTAATGCGTTGCCGTTGACGTGGGTTATCGTGTCGTTGGCAATGTCCCTGATGTTGAATGATACTTTGTCCATGATGTGTGTTTTTATTGTTCTGTTGCTGTTACGTTTACTGCTTGTGATGCTACGTTGCTATATGTTGGGAGTAACCCTATTACATCTGACCTCAACTGCACATACACTGAAAATCCTGTAGTGGTGCTACTCGTTAGTAGTATCGTCATTTTGTTTGACCCGCCAACGATATTGTATTGCACGTTTGGAGTAGCGGCAAATGCAGTGCTATAAGTTACGCTGTACACCCCGCTTGCATTAGTGCTGCCGGCGTATCTGTCTATCCGCGGTATAGCAGGGAACGTAGCGTATGTGCCGTTACCCCTTATGTATTGGCCGGACGTGCCGGAAGGGGCAAGATATGCGCTGTTGTCATAGCTTACAGTAGTACCTGCCATACGCACAAGTCCGGTGCCGCTAAGTGCGGCCTGCCGTGTGGCTATCTGATTAGCTATATACCTCTTAGCGGCATTGCCCGTGATGAGGTTAAGCGTTGACCAATCAGCAGCCGTAGTGTCTGTGCTGAATGCAGTAATGATATTAGCCCCTATTTTCAGGCCGTCCCCCATATACATGGAGCTTACCTGCGCCGTGGCGGGATGGGTGTTCCTGCCTATCAGCAGATACATTGACATAGCGGATAGTAGTAGCGTAATGATGCCTATGATGTTGTTTCTCATTGTGTGGTAAAGTATATGGTTGTGGTTGAAGTGATACCAGTGAAATAAAAGGTAGTAGCCGTAGCATATCGCCTGTTGACATAGAAATTAACAAGCCCCGAACCGCCAACCAGCGGCCATGCATTTAGTATAGCCGTGCCGGCCGGAACAATGTCTACGCTTATATTCTCATTGCTGACACTGGAAATGTCAAAGGATAGCATCTTATGGCCTGCTGGCAATACGTATGTAGTGTTACCAGTTACTACCTTTTTTTCTAAGAAAGAAAACTCTCCATTGCGCATAGCTATGTATGGCTTTTGCAACGTGTATATATTCTGAACAGTTCCCTGAAAGAACCGTTCCGGCCATATGCACACGGTATCAGGCAGCCAACCAACAGCCGTAATATATCCAAAATCTGTAGGGAATTGCGGTATTGAGTTAGGGTCAACCCAAAAAATATTGTTGGTATCTACATTACAGTAGAACGTATTGATGCCCACCGTCTTATTTTGCATCCTTAGCGCAAAACTATCTGGGATAGAGATAAGCGGGCTGCATTGTCCATAAGCCCCAGCCGATACGGCTAATAGTAGTATTAGTAATAGTGTTTTCATTTTACTGCGATTTCGTCTTTTAAAAGGTTACTTATTGCCAATGCCTGCGCCGCCGATACAGTTAGCCCGATGGTATAGCCGTATATGCTCCTGTTGCTCTTGTTGCCCAAGAACCCTGTAGCCGTGCCGCCTATATTGATATTGCCAACAGGCAATCCCGTAGTAGTATTAGAGAACGGATTGACACTATACGCTGCGCCGCCTTTGTATATGCTTATCTGAGTGCTGTTGTTTCTTGTGATGGTGAACACGTCAGCAGTGCCTGTAGACACCTGCGATGTGCTGGTAGATGGGTTAGTCCCAAGAGATGCGAAGAAGTTGCCGCCCGTATAGTTCAGGCGCATCACATCAGCAAGTGAGGTCGTGCCGGTGAAGAACTCCCCGCAAGCACATGCGCCACTACTGGTCAATGTCGAATAAGTGTAGTGTATGCTGTTCTGCGGCATAGATGATCGTACCACATCCGACACCATGAATTGTGTTGAGCCGTTCAATGCTATGTTCCCATCATTTTGAACAGGCGCACCGCTGAATGTAGACGTGCCAAGCGTGACGTAATCAATGGCGTGTGCAGTACCTGTATTCCCAATAACAGGATTATGCGCCAGTACCGTACCTGTCAGGTCAACGAACTGTTTGCCGCCTACCGATCCATTCAGGCTGAACCGTGTTGCTATAGTGCGCAACATGAGTATATCCTTAGCCCGCAGCGTTACCCCTGCCGACTGCAACGTACGGGCATAGGCGATGCTCTGCGGGCTGTCGTAGGTCTGCGCCGTAGCGGTCAGAGCGGTTAGGAGTATGAGTAGTATAGTGCGCATCAGTTAACAGCTTCGTATGTTGCCTCGAAAATATCGGGCTTGCATGGGTAAAATTCACCCTTCACGCCTTTGATAATGTAGTCCCCTATAGATGCTATATGCTCGCCCTCTAACGTTTTGATTATAAGCCCGCCAACTACTTTTGCATGGTCTATTTCAAAATTTTCTCCTTTTGATTTAAGATAATCATTAGGGTTACCTAATAGAAAATCGTTCATTTCTCGGTGATTTTCTCCCGTCCAAAGAACCGCCTCAATAACTACTGGTTTTTTTCTGTACTGCTTCATATTATTTGTTTTAGTACGTGGTATAATCTATTGTGACCCTATTAGCGTAATCGTTCCATCGCAGGTAGTATATCGTTAGTCCATTGGCCGCCGTGTTGCATCCTGGTTGTGCGCCTGTTCCAAGTGCGCTGCTGAATGTCTGACCACGGAAGTATATAGCACTGCCGCCGGTAGCGTTCTGTAGCACCGTGAGCATTACGGTTGATGTGAAGCCACCACCACCCGCAGCGGTTGCGCCGAACCCTGCAAGTGTCACGGTATCCGCTGCGAAGTTGTCGGTAGTGAAGCCCTGTGAGTGGCCTGTAGTAGCCGTTAACGTGGTTGCATGGGTAGTGAGGGTTAGTGTGTTGGTAGTTACAGCGGCGATGGCAACCGTGGGGTTAACCGATGCCGTGCCCGTGAGCGTAAGCCCATCCCCTACATACACTACAGTAGCCGACCCGCTACCGGCTGATATAGCCACGGTAGTAATGGTTGTTATCCTCCCCTTGCTATCTACAGTAAGCACCTGATTCACCGTGCCGCTGCCATACGTGCCCGGCGTGGCGTTAACGGTCTGTAATGTGGCGGCTGCACTGCCGGGGCCGGTCGCTGATACATCGCCTGTAAGTGCTGTTATATAGTTTCCTGTATTTTGTTTCAGATTAATGCGCCCGCTCAGTCCGGCAGTGTCGGCACTATTTAGTTTGAGGTTAATTCTACCTGACAAACCTGCCGTATCTGAACTATTCAATTTTAAATTTATCCTGCCAGATAGCCCCGCCGTATCACTTGAATTTAGCTTTAAGTTTATCCTATTGGATAGTCCAACGGTATCCGCATAGCCCATTTTCAAGTTGATACGGTTGCTCAAAGATGCTGTATCCGTTGCTGTAAGTTTAAGATTTATCCTGTTCGACAACCCCACGGTGTCGCTGTAATTCATCTTGAGATTGATGCGATTGCTTAGGCTTGCCGTGTCCACACTGTTGAGCTTTAGATTTATCCTGTTGCTTAATGAGGTGGTATCTGTACCCGCCGGTAAATGACTATTGAAGTAATCGAGCGTGATGGGGTTTTTCGCAGTGTTACTATCAGCACGTATAAAAAACAAAGCCTGAGAATTGACCCCTGTAATGTAATTGCCGAATAGGTACGTGTACACATCATTTATCCATCCGTTTGTAAGTCCTGTAGTAGGTACGTGCTGATTGTCCGGCGAACCGCCTACGCTGTCAACGGCTGATAGGTTTAACTTATTGCCTATAGCCCCGTATATGTTCGCACGGCTGGTATCTGACCTGTATTTGGTGTAGAAAGTGGCACTATCCCCGCCGCCACCGTTCATGATGATGTATGTACTATCTGTTGGAGATAGACCGCCTGAGCCGCCGCCACCATTAAGCATTACCGCCATACCGTTACTGTCTATACCCATGTACCTTACGGTATGAGGTATGGCGTAGAACGGCATCCGCAGCGTACCGGCTATAAACTGGCTCCATAGGTTGCTATCCAATGTCTGTGTATTCCCGTGAGGGTACACCTTCAACCGCGGCTGCAAAACACCGCCGGACGACCGTTGCCCGAAGCACGCAGAAGACAAAGTAAATGCAAGTATGAATAATATTATTCTCATTATAATTGTGTGCTAATTAATGACCATTGGTAGTTTGCTCCCGGTATTAATGCGTTACCTCCCGCAGTAATACGTATTACTGCGGCCGAAAGAGAAAATATAATCACCTGATTGGGCCCCGATAGCAGGGATGCATTGCTGTTGGCTGGCGACCACACCACGGAAGGGGCTGCGGTTTTGGGCGTTCCGTATGTTATTTCGGCTACAGTAGCGGCAGATGCCGGGGTTGTACCAATAGTTACGCTCACCGTCATGTTATTATCATTGCCCACAAGAATAGATACGCTGCCCCCAGTTCCCAAGCCTGCACCTGCCGTAATTGTCGGAGTGCTGGTAGTTCTGAAAGGGAACTTACTCTTAAGGTAGTTGACAAGAGAAGAGACGGGGAATAGGCAATCCAATGGCCCCGTGCGAACGCCAACTAAAGCATCATTATCTCCTATTGCCTGCCCAGGTATTTCGCTTAGTTTCATGGTTCTATTACGTCTAAAAAGTACCCTATATCTGTGTTGTTAATTCGAACTTCAGTCATTACCTCGCTGCATATCCCCCCCTTATTGGTCACTATGTTTATTTCCGGAACCTCTATGCAGTACTCTATCATGGCGGTAACCTCATTTGTGGCATCCTGCCATTGCTGCGCCTGATATACCTCAACCTTATTTACATAGGCCTGCTTATTGAATGGCGGCGCAAAACCAAGCCTTATGTATGCCTGATTAGCAAGGATGGCGCGGATGGCGCGGATAAGCCTGTGTATGTCTACGGTTGCTATCTGGTCGCCCGCTTTAACCGCTGTTGTCTTTGCCCGGGTTGATAGTTCGATATTGTAGGTGTACAAACCATGCACCTGCGTTATCTCCCTGCTCTTCTCATCATATTGGCCGCCCTGAAACCTTATATTCACATAGGGCAATTCAGTGGGTACATTTGGCGGATCTATGCGCTCTAACCATACTTTATCAGGCGCGTCAAAAGTGGGATCTAATGCTTTTTGATTTGCAAGCTCCAGCAGCAGCACCGCGCCGAGCGCATCTCGGATGCGTTCAAATGAAGCGGGTGGTATGATACCGTTTATCTTTGCGGGCATTAGAAACTATATATTGGCGCGTTAATGTTAAATGCTATCTGGTCTCCGGGAACAATAGACCCGTAAGTGAATGTGAATGTGCCATTGTTATCGAACCGCTCTTGATAATTATCGTTTCCGACAATGAATGGCACAAGTACAAAGCAGTTAACTGTATCTCGCACGTAAGGCACGGTAAATGAGCCGTCCTCGTTAAGCGCATATTGCAGTGGTATCACATCTCCATTATCCAGGGTCTGCGTAGTGTCGTCCGGCGTGGTTACAATATCAACATATACCTTCAGTTCGCCGTAGCCCACTATGACCTTTACAGGGATCGTAGGCGCATCGTAATCATCGAGTATCAGCACTATCAGTCCTATATTTTCGTCCGGCCTGTTCTGCCTTACTGAGTATGTCCACTCCAGCCCGCTTACATCAGTCCAAGTAACTTTATGCTGCAACAGGTCTACTTCATTCTGCATGTTACGGGTAGGATAACCCGCCTCTATCAGTGCCGCCTCGCTTACTGCTATACTGGCAGTTCGTGCCACACTCCTGAACCCGTTCTCATCCTGCTTCAGCATGTGCTTTGTCTGCAATGCCGATACGGTCTTTGTGATAGTATTGTCAGGGTTAACGAATATTACTGATGTGCCAAAACCCGTAACGTTATTGGTAGTTATACGCTGTATAAGTTGCTGCGCACGGTTGGTAATATTCATTATTTGGTCTTTGTCTTGCCCTTAGTCTCTGGTTCAAAAGATACCGGATGTTCTACAGATAGCGGGGCTACTTCTTCAATGAAGCCGCCGTTTTTGAGCCTGTCTATCTCATCGGGCAAAAAGGCATCTTCTGGTAGCACATCTCCACCGTTGAGAACCTTTTTAAGCATACCGGAGTAGCACGATGCGGCAATTACCTTATACTGTTTCATTGGTCTTGTTTTTTGCGGGTTTCTCTTCCTTCACTTCCTCTATTGCTTTTTTGGCAACAAGTTCGGCCACATCAGAAAATTCAGTTTCGTTCACCACGTCGCCTTTTGCATATTTTGCGCTTAGGTGCGTGGTTATTGAATTGGCAAGTACTCTGTATTGCTTCATGTCAGATTTTTTTAAAAAGCCCCGCCGGTATTTATTCAGCGGGGCTTTGTGATGGTGTCTGCTTAATGTTATGCTACCGGCTGTACAGTGTATATCTGGTCTACTGCGGTAGGTATTGCTATACCACAGCTCTTAATATCCATGATGTGCGATGTCATGCGCGGGTCGATATAATCCTCAACGAGGTATGCTTGTGGTTCAACAGATGGGGCTATAAGGCCGCCATTGCTATCACCCCTAACCACACGCGGAACGGCAGCGAATGCCATTTTAAAGCGTGGTCGCTTAGGTATCATTATCACCTTTTTAGGGTCTATATACGGTGTGGCCACCACATTGCCGCCGCTCACTACATCGTATGATTGCGGGTAAGACCAAAGTTCGGTCTTGTACTGGCCTATGGTTAGCGTGCCGTGGTAATCTGCACCTGCGCTGTCACGCTGCGGAGTGCTTACCGTGTCGATAGAATTGTTTAAGTTCTGGAACACACGACCTTTAAATATAGTGTTGTTGAACAGGTCGTTGAGTGCAGTTTCTCCAAGGATGGTTACAAATGTAGTGTCCGGGCTTTTGCCTACAGTGCGCAGGAACTTAGCACCTGCCGCAAGTGTCGCAAAAGGATCAACCGTTCCGGTAGCCCATGTATTGCCCGCGCCATTAGCTACGAGGCTTGCAGCCTTACGGCGGTAGTCTACGCTATCGCCATTGACCATTGTTGCCACACCCGTTTGCAGTATCTGCGCACACTGGTTTTCATACGCGCGCTCCATCTTGTTACGCAACATTGAAATCCTCCGGGCGCAAAGGGCAACTATCTGAGAGAATACACCCACCTCTATACCTGCGCTGCCAAATAGGCGGTCGTACAGGTCTATGTCGGTCATCTCGAAATACTCACGGTAGTACGCAGGGTCGATAACTTTTTCAGTTGATTTCGTAAACTTGTTACGCGTTCCTTCGCTGCCCCGCTGTACATCTACTGATATAAGCTCAAGGTCACGCTCTACCTGAATAGATACATAACGGGTGAACTCCTGAACCGAAGGGAAAAACGACCGTAAGAAATTGGTCGGGGAGAGCATATCCTCGTACACATCCACAAGGGCTGATGTGAGCTGCGCTCTCGCTTGGTTGGTTGCTATTATTCCTGCCATTTTTTAGTTGTTTTTTATCGGTTTAGTTGTCGGCTATTGTGTTTTCTACACCTGCTACAGGGTTAATTCCTTTGCCTACAAGTATGTCCTCTATGGTGCCATACTGTGTAGTTGTAGCCGCCGGAACGCTGCTATTGAACAGGATAACGGTAGCGAATGTATCTGTACCGTTGCTGAATGTCAGGGCGGCGGGGTCTACATCTCCGCTATAGCAATACGTTAGTGTTGCGGAAGCCCCGTTAAGAACGACATGCGAACCGCGCAATATACCGATAGGTATCTGGCTGCCGTTGGTAGCGGTTGACACCATCGGTACAACTAACCCCGTAGCGAATATCCGGCCAAGGACCGTACCAGATGCAAGGGTTACCGTACCACCAGTACTGTTGGTATATGATGCTGTCCGGAACCTGCCATTCCAGATGAATGTCTTTGTGTAGTCGAATTGGGTAGTAAGTAACCCGTTAAGATATGCTGTAGTTGTTGCCATGTCAGTTATATTTTAGGGGTCATTTTTTTTACGTTAGCCTTTACCTGTGCCATGAAGTCGGCATTTGCCGCCTGCTCTGCTGTGGTTGTGTTGTCTGTAACTCCGGTAGTCACATCAGCAGTAGCATCAGCCGCTATATTTGCAAGCCCTGCCTTAGCGAACATCTTGCGCTGAAATTCAGCCGTCATTTTCGGTGTCAATGTGCCGCCGTTCTCGATAGCCTCAGCCACCGCCTTAGGGTCAACGTCATGGAACACCATAAGGGACGATACACGCATCTTTTCAGCGTCTGCGCCCTCTTTCACTATCGCATCGTAAGCCGCCGGATTGGCTGCTTTAAAATCTGCTGAAGTCATAATATTTGTGGTTTGTGTTAATACTGGTTCTGTAGAGAACGCTGCAACGCCATAAGATGAGGCAAGCGCATGGATCTCGTTTTTCTTAGCAGGGGTTAGGGCGTTCACGCGGTTCACTAAGCCCATTTCTTTTGCCTGTGCCGCTGTGATATTTACATCTATTCGGCTATTCAGGCTGAATACCTCATCGAGCGTTACGCCGGTGATAAGATGAAATGTGGCTGGAGCTATTTTGGCTTCAGTGGCCGCCTGTAATGATGTGTTTATTTTTGTGAGCTGTGCCTTTACCTCATCGGTAAATATTTCGGGGTCTTCTTCCATCCATGATGGATAGGCCGCCCTGTGTATCATGAAGTCGGAAACGTCAAGGCACTCTACATCATCAGCATACACACAAAAGAAAAAGCCGCCGGACTTAGCCATGCCGTCAACCTTTAGTGTCTTGCCTTTGGTATGCTCCGCGTACTTTGCGTACATGCCATACGCCCCATACACTTCACCACCGGGGCAATTCATTCGTACCGTTATATCATTGCCCTTATTCGCCTCCATCTGCTCGATAAAATCGGCAGCCGTGAACGAGTATATCGGACTATATAAAAGTATCTCCTTTGTCATGAATGACTAAAAGTAAATAGGGTAAAATAAAATGAAACTCAATGCACATAAGTAAGCATAAATAGATTTATATTTGCAAAACACAACTGATTTATGGCAAAAACTAAACAGCATTTCCTACGGCTGACCGTAAGCCCTATTACGGCTGAAGACCTGAAAGACATTGAAGAGTACTATGGGGAAAGCCCGTCACGTGTTATTTTTGGCGATGTGGCCGAAATAATCAAGACCCGAGCGGCACGGGCTAAGGTAGCCCTTAATGCAACAAGACCCGCACGGTAGCGGGTCTTGTTGTTGGTAGTAGCATGTGTGTTATTCCTCTTCTTTTTCAGTGGCTTCCGTATCGTCCTCTGTTAGCTTATCCTGCTGCTCGATGCCGAGCGCGTCTCCCTCTTCCATTTCCTTAGCGTACTGGCTCATATTCGCCACTGCATCACCAAGGCCAAGGGCTTTCGCCGCCTGCTCGAAAGTGCCTATCGGCAGATGTTTGCTACCTTCTCCGAGTATAGCCCTCCAATAGTTGGCCTCCTTCAGCGGGTCTATATGTCCGAGCTTTTCACCCTCCCAGATACACATACGGTAAGCGACAAGAACATACTCGTTCTTTTCCTGCAATGCTTGTAAATAGCCTGGCGCGTTAATCTCTAAGCTATAGACCCATATATCCATTTGCAGGTTGTATATAGGCTGCAAAAAGTGGTTGCCCTGATAACCCCACTCCCTTGCTAATCTCATGCCCTCTGCAAGGAATGCGGCACGTGATGCGCTGAAATTGCTATCGAACTTGCTTGCTACTATTTCCGGCGGTATGCCGGCCAGTGCGGCCTGCTCTTCTATCACCGCTTTATTGAACGGTTCAAAGTGTAACTGATTCCCGCTCTCCAATGCTACCAGTTCAGACCCCGGAGGCATGTTGGTAACAGTGCGGTTTGTAGACGCGTTAACGGTGTTCGCTATGGCCTTACCCTCTGCGCTGTAATCGAGCTGACTGGATGCGCTCGGACGGTCTATATCATAAGCCTTTGTGAGGTCTTTAATTCGCGGGTCTTCTCCGGTAGAATTAAGGTCATGCTTAATGAAGTACGGGGCTTTGGCTATCTCTTCTGCCGCCGATACCGTGGCTGATTTGTAGCGGTTCAATTGGCTTGCAGTTTCCATGCCTGCCGATAAGCGCGGCAACCCTTTTTCGCTATCAACCCTGAAATCCTCATCAGTGAGAATATAGGCCATAAGACTGCCGGACTTCTTACCGTAAGCCTCTACCCTTTGGTAGTTAAGCCCGTAGCCTGTACGCACGTAATATGCTACGTGGCGGCCTGTGCTGTCTATCTCTACACCCCATCTTACGCGGTTCCCTGTGTCTGGATTTATGCGCTCAATAGCGTTGTAGTTTATCTTATCCTCAGTAGCGAATGCGAAGTTAATCGGTGTTTGCAGGTATATGCCATCTACAAGCTGAACCTTCACCACATTATTCACAGGGCGCAGGATAACCAATACGGTACCGGCCACAATGCTGTTGAGGTATGCCCGTGCATGTACTTCACCGAGCGTATTTTTACCGGCATAATCAGCCATACGGGAATTGGCATAGAGGTTCCACATATCTTCCACCTCTGAATTGAACTTTTCAAGTTCAAGGTCTATGCCGCTCTTTTTTAGGTAGTTCACCACCGGCGCACATTGCAGCTTCAGGCCACCACCAATAACAGTATCTTTCAGCCGCTTCATGATGGTTTTGTAGTTGCTACTCTCCAAGTACAATTGCCATGACCGTATCATAAGGGTGTCATGGTCTACCACATAATTTATCGGTGGTGCCATTTCTCCTAATGCGTTCTGGCCGTTGTACGGGGCAGTATATGCAGCAGTGCCATAGCCCACACCGATACCAGCTAATGCGGTCGGCTGGGCTTGCTCTTCTACCGGTTCGGCCTTTGCCTTTTTACTCTTAAATGTTATCTCTAAACTACCTATACGCATCTTCTTCCGTATCTTAAATTTTGTTCAGGAATATGGCGAACCTGCCGCCCATTAAGTCTGCTTACGTACCTCTGCCTGATGCTTTCAAAGGCATCTATAGCATTGCTTATTTCTTTTACGCCGCGGTATTTGCAGGTAACCTTTGTTTGCCCCGTATCAAGATAGTACTCTGTAAGGTCGCTATTACCGGCGGCACTCAACGAGGCCAAAAATAGCGCATCGATAACGGCATCTATTGCAGCTATTTTAGCCTCTGTTGTCGTGCAGCTTTGCACATATATTGCCGATGATGAATATTCTACCATGATCAGTTAGTTAATACGTTTGTTGTCTTAGCCCCTGTAATATTTAAAGGAGCAGGCGGAACATAAGCCCCTCCCGCTCCGGCTATTCCGGCGGTAATAGCTGCATCAAGGCCTGCAAGATACGTAGCTAAGGCGGTATTCAAGCCCTCCCATTGCGTAAAATGATTTACAGGTGTGCCGGTGCCGATGGTTATGTTTGTAGCGGTGGCATATACGTAGTATTTTAGCGCGCCTGATGTGTCGGTGCTGTACATCATACTCTCCCCCTCATTCACGGGCTTTGCGGCCTTTACGATGTAGCCCACTATCACATTATCCATGCGGTTAGCGGTGTCCATATACACCGCCGTAGTCTTCGCTATGGGGCTGCTGACCCATCCATAAGGCGCAACATCATAACACTCCCTTGCGTCCGTCTTGCTGGTAACAAGTGCAGTAATAAGCCTAAGCCCTGCCTGTATTGCACTGCTTACAACCTTGCTAAGTGCGATCATGCGAATATATTTTTAGGCACGTCATTATTAAATACCTCTGGCAATACGCAATATAACCGGGCTGTCTGGCTTCGCTCATCTGCTTTGTAATCGGCAGTTAGAATAAAGAAACTGGCAGGCTTGTACAAGTGCAATTCAGGGTTTGTTATCGAAATAATATCACCGGGCTTCGCTATCTTACCATTAAGTTCCCACCCCTGCATATCTATTATCAAAGGTATAGATTTAAGTTCCTCTGATAAGATATTTCTTTGGGCTTTATCGGCCTGCGTCCCCGCTGTCAGCATGGCGACCTTTGGCCGAAATCCTAACTTTGGGTTTTCTGGATTGCCGATGGTGTTATTGAATGCCACACCGAGATAGTTAATCCTGCTAC